GACTAACAAGAGTAAAGGGTGGGGGTATACAACCTACCATCCTTGACCCAATACAAAATTTATATACTGGATCTACTGTAGTGTTTACTGTAACTGTTGCGTCTAAGGATACAACACACAGATACAACGGTCAGGGGTCTAGTAATGGATACAAGATAGATGGTAAATTTGCACCATTTCTTGTACTTACACCCGGCGTAACGTATAAGTTTGACCAAGCAGATGGCAGTAACAGTGGACACCCCCTACGTTTCTACAAAGATGCAGCTAAGGTTACAGCTTATACTACAAACGTAACAACAAACGGCACTGCTGGTTCTAGCGGTGCTTATACACAGATTGTCACAGGTGATGCTACACCTACAATTCTGTACTATCAATGTAGTGCTCATGGTTTTATGGGTAATGCTATACAAACAAACGGTCTTGCAAGTAGTGTACCAGATGACGGTAGTATTAGTACAGCTAAGATTGCAGATGATGCAGTTACTGATGCTAAATTAGCTAACTCTATTAACTCAGCTATAGCAGCAAACACAGCAAAAGTACAAACAACAATAAACAACAACGCAGATAACAGAATTATTACTGGCTCTGGTACTGCTAATACTTTAAATGGTGAGTCAAATTTAACTTTTGATAATAGTAATACTAAACTTACTATTGGAAATCCAGCAACTATTCAGAGTAGTTCATCTGGTGGAGCATTAAGTATATATGGTGGTAATACTAATCATGGTGGGCAAATAGATCTATCAGGTGGTAATGCAGATTCAAATATAATATTTAGAGCGCAGAGTGGTACAGCTACCCCAGCAGAACGTATGCGTATAGATTCGTCTGGGAACGTAGGTATAGGAGTAAGTCCCTCTAGAAAATTACACGTTTCTGGCGATATTCTTGGAAATGCTTTTATGTTAGCTGCTAATACAAGTCCTTCACCAAGCATACAAACACAAATATATAGAGTAGCAGATAATACATTAGCTTTTGCAACTAATGGTTCTAATGAACGCATGCGTATAGATTCGTCTGGACGAGTTGGTATAGGAAACGATACTAGTAATTTTTTATCTACGTCTAAATTGATAGTTGGTTCGGGCTCTGGAGATCAAGGGCTTACAATTTATAGCGGAAATTCAAATAATGCTTTTATTCATTTTGCCGATGGGACTTCTGGAGCAGATAAATACAGAGGTTATTTTGAATATGCTCATGGTGATAATTCAATACGAGTCGGAGTAAATGATACAGAACGTTTACGTCTTTTATCTAGTGGAGGTCTAACTTTTAACGGAGACACCGCAGCAGCCAACGCACTTGACGACTATGAGGAAGGCACTTACGCAGTAACATTAAGTGGCAATAGTGGTAATTATAGTTTACATGGTGGTGTTGATAGATTTTCTTATATAAAAATAGGAAGATTGGTTACTATATTTGGAAGAATATTAATTACTGCACATAATAACGTAACTGGCACACCAAGAATAAATTTACCTTTTAACTCTATGACAGGTACAGAACAAAGTGGACAAGGTCAGTTTGGTGTTTATTGGCATGGTTGGGATGTACCGAGTGATGGTACTGGAGTTTCATCATTAGAATTTTCTGGTAATAGTTCTGTAGCTTATTTGCTTTATCACAGAGATAACACTTCTTGGGCTGGCCTTAATGATTTAAGAACTAATATGGGTAACTTATACATGGCATTACATGGAAGTTACATGACAGATTCATAGACCGAGCTAAGTCTTAAAACTAAGCCTAAACCTGTTTTAATCGGAGATTAATCCTAATGGCATTAAGCGAATCAATCGAATACGACAAGATAGAAGTTGTCGGTCAATACAAAGCGGTGCAAGTCCGTAAAGCAACAGTCATCAAAAAAGATGACAAAGAACTTACAAGATCTTTTGAAAGATATGTACTACATCCAGACTCAAGCTTAGACGGTCAGCCCGCTGACGTTACAACTATATGCAACGCAGTTTGGACAAAAGAGGTGAAAGACGCATGGACAACACACCTA